AGATTGCTATGGCCCTTATGGCGGCCGGGTTGGTTACATTTGGAGCGACAGCTGGAGCATTATCACCAGTTTTACTGGCGGGATCTGCAGCAATCGGAGCGATGGGAGCAGCGTTCACCTTAGTTTCAACGGCAGCGATGCTTGGCGCAACAGCACTTACTGTAATGTCGGTAACACTGCCAATACTTGTCTCATATGGACAGCAGGGAGCAACAGCAATCCTTTCGTTAAGCGTAGCGTTGACATCATTTGCAGGAGCTGCAGCATTATGCGGTAGCGGAGCACTTACGGCCGCGGCAGGACTTCTTGCAATGGCAGCAGCGGCAACAGGCGCCGGAGCAGGCGTGCTGGTGGTTGGAGCTGGAGCGTTGGTACTTGCCGCCGCAATAGCAGCTACCGCTGCAGGAGCAACGGCTGGTACGGCATCCTTCCTACTCTTGGCAACGATG